ACTTTTGTAAGACCAACTATTAAAGTAATTAGCACCGTCTGAATCTGCCGCTGGGCAGAAAGATACGGTTATTCCGTTACCTAATTTGCCGGGCCATTTAGCAATAAATGAACCAGACTGAGTCTTACTTGTTCCCACGGCAGAACTTACAGTGTTCTCCCATGATTCACGGTTAAGTACTAAACCAGAGGCAGAATCGCCTGATAGTTTAGTAACAGCACTATGTGCGTTTGCCGCTCCAGTAGAATCGTCCGCTGTTTCACGTACGACATAGAGCGAGTTTGTGTACTTTAAAAAGTACGAGGCACTGTGGAAATCCACAGCGTTGTCTTCGTTAGGAGCTGCAAATACTCTCACCAATCCAGATTCATCTGCGACTAGCGTACGGTCTCTACAAGGGCCCCAACGAAATTTACCCACAAATGCGCCAATGGAAGTTGACACATTGGGTGCGACACCCGTAAGGTCAATTTCTTTAACGTTAATTGCGGGTGACAGGGATGGTGATAGTAATGCCATAACTGTTATCCTTTTCGTTTACAAATTATAAGTTTAAACATAATACGGTGAGTTCTCAATTACATTTATTTATAAAAACGAAGATTTTACCAATCATCTTGTCTCCATACTTGCCATTCATTTGTTGAGTTTTCTTCTGCTTCTATGCGGGCAATCTCTGCACTTCCGTCATCTATGAAGCCAAATGCTGGTACATCGTCTTGTATTTCTTTCATTCTTTCGTCAAATAACATCTGTTTTATATTGATATCTGTCATATCACCGAAGAACTGTGTGGATGCAAAGTATCCAAACAACACAAGGTTCATCATGAGATCGTCATGATTTCCTTCAGTCGCTTCGTATGATTGACCTCTTGCTTCGAAGGTAGATATTTCTAGAATCGTATTCTCATCTACAATCTCTAACTTGTTATTCTCTAGAATGTCTTTTATACTAGAGCACCCAAGTCTTTTTACCTTACGATTCATTTCGATACCAAGTCCAGATGCCTTGACTGAACTTGTTACATGCATATGTTCGTATTCTAATTCATGGTAAAGTCCGTTACATACGACTCCACCCTGATCATTTGACTCTACAACCACATATGCTTCGTTGTAAAGAGTCGCATACTTATATATAATATCTGGAAAGAGTATTGGAGAAATAGTGTTGCAGCGATAAACCGCAACTTGTTTGAATGGTTGGACTGCTATGTCGATGACCGTAAAGGTAGAATAATCCTGACCTCTTCCCTTTGATACGTCAACTGTAATAAGATAATTATGTTTCTTATCAGGTTTTTCGTATATTAACATATTACCACCTTCTAGGACATCCTGTGGTGGTTTAGCACGTAGACTCAATAGTGTCTCTGCGTTCACTAGAGTATCACCTGTACCAAAGAAGGTGTTACCAAACTCCTGATCGAATTGCAACTTTGAGGTGTTTGCAATCGTCTGTTCTTTCCATTTCTCATCACGGCCCGGCACGTCCCACCAGTTGACCTGAAATGATTTGTATTCGTTTATACCCTGAACTGCCCCTTCCCAGATTTTGTGGAAGGTATTTCCGATTCCGTTTGCGGTGCTGGTAATAATAACCTTGGTGTCTTTACCGGCTGAGACCACTGGGTAGGTTGATGTGTAGAATTCATTTGCTCTTTCGACGAACGCAAACTCATCCAGAAAAAGTAAATTGACAGACATACCACGAATGGAAGAACCACTAGTTGCAGCAGCAATAATACGAGAATTATTACTAAATTCAATAGACCCCTTGTTAAGTGCCTTACACCCCGGCTGTAGGAAGAACGGTAGGTTCTCCAATGCGAGAGTAACCCTTCCCAACATCTCACGAGCAGTTGCACCTTTGTTCGCCAGAATGGCAATAGTTTTTTCGGGATGAAATATTGCATACCAGAGAAGATAGACTACGGAACTGATTGACTTACCCGACTGTCTACAAGCGAGAACAATCGAAAACCTGTTGGTATTAAAATGAGAGAACATCTCTTCTTGATATGGGTACAGATCAAAGTTGACAAGTCCTTGGTCTAGTGATATAATTTTTGCATAGGTACGAGCGAAGTACGCTGGATCATCCATGCACTTTTTATACTCTCTAATTTTATCAGGTGTCCATTGTTCATTGACACCATCCTTCTTGACATTTACATTGCCAAGATAGTTATCTTTACCTAGAATCTGGTTCAATATCAATCACCTTATTCTCATCTTGTAGTAATAGTCTCTGTAGATCGGCAGTTGATCCCAAGAACAAATTATTGTTCGTGGTGTTGCCTAGTCGTTTTGGATCATCTTCTTTTTCGATGTCCTTCTTTTGTTTGTTTAAATGCATGAGTTTGTCGTTGATGTCTGCCATGTTTTTCATCATGCCTGACAATACTTCGAATGCACGAGGGTGTTCACTCTCACGTGCCACTTCGATCATCAACTCCATAGACTCTCGACCTTTCTCTAATAGATCGTAGTATGTCTCTCTTGAATACTGATAATCATTATCAATGTTGTCATTCTTTTTAGTCATATGCGCTGTCCAAATATACTGTCTGGAATCCATAGTCACTGTCTGGACTCACACCAACTGGTGTAGGAGTCACTTGTATTCTCTGATAGAACTCATCACTATCACCCATAATATATAGGTTGTTATTGACCTCACGAATAATACCTTGTTCTACATCTGGGCCGTAGAAGGCAATCTTCATTGTGAAATCAAGATTATAGATGATGGTTCTTCTCTGTTCTAATGCACCTTCATAGGTGTCTTCAAAATTAATACCGTCGAGTACGATAGGGACATCTTCTTTTACTTCTTGAAAATCTGAAAATGGTTTTACTGATACCGTGTACTGTGGTGCAAAGTATGGTAGAATTTGTTCTACTACTTGCAGTGCATCATCCTGTGACTTTGCGTAAACACTTAGTTGAAAGTTTACGTCATATGGTACAGATGTATAAAATTTGTTCTTTTTAGTTTCGTCATCATTTACTAGACCAAACCTATTGATCTTAGGTAGTTGACGTGCGGGGTCATATGACATGTTTGTAATTTCAAATGACATACGAGGAAGTTTGATTGCAACTCTACGTTCCGCATCTTCACCTCTTGACATAGCATTGATACGTTCTATGAAGTTTCTTTTAGGTGCGTAGGACAACGGAACCTTTACCTGAGAGATAACCTCTCCGGCAGAATTTGTTCTTAAAACATGAAGATTGTTAAACAACGATCCAAATACAGATACCGCAGTTCTAACTCTCTTATGATAAAAGTGTGTACCAAACATTAGACCATATCTCCAAACGGATTACCTTCTGAGAAGTCTAAGAAGTCTCCTTCAAAGTCATCAAATATTTTGTTCTGTGCAGTCTCTTGAATATTTTGTAATTCTTCTACAAGAGAAGGAACCCAAGATGCGTTCGCACCCTGTACCTTTCTATTCAGACTAAACTCTCTGTATTGACCATCGGTAGAACCAGCGTGTGCAATTTGTAGTACTCTATCTGAATCAGACCAATCTGTTACTTCACCTTTGATAGTGTAGTTTGTATTTACCTGAGATACAATCTCACCAATTACAAAGTCGCCACCTGAATCTGGTGCGCTGAATGTTGGTGATGGTGCAGTGGCGTATTGGAAACCAGCATCGGTAATAGTATATCCTGTGATACTACCTGTAGTACTATCAATAGTTGCTGTGGCTGTTGCCCTTTTTCCGTCAACGTGATCTAAGAATGTTGTGATAGAATCACTGTCAGATGCAGACGTTGGAACAATGAATCCGGTTCCTGAGGCAGAGTCACCAGTTAATGTAGTAGAATCTGGATCACCTGATCTAACTCTAATCTCATCCATTCTACCACGTGCAGTAATCCAATCAGTTCCACCAAATGCACGTGTTGATGTACCACCAAATGAGAATTCATTTGTACCAGCAAGTTTTGTTGCGACACCAGCATCCGAATCTAATACTCTTGTTCCGTTGATCCATACATACAATTCAGAGGAATCAACACCAACAGCAATATGTTGATAAGCACCACGAGAAATTACTTGTGATCCTACACCAACAGGGCTTGCCATTCCAGACCCTCTTTGGTATACTAATCCGCCGTTTTCGTTAACACCCCACATGTATTGATCACCAGAAGAATCGCCACCTGTTAAAAACAACGAAGCAAATTCTCCAGCCGCCGGATAATCAGTAAGGTTGACAAATAAATCAACAACACCTCTATCCGCTGGGAAGAGATACTTCCCTTCCACACCTTGTACACGAGTAAGGTTCAATGAGTTTCTACCAAATTTTGCATTGTCTGAATCAGCAGCAGGTAGATCAAATGTTAATGTTGGTGCTGTAGTGTAACCACGACCTGCTATTGTAGATGTAATACTTTGTACTTCACCTGTAAGGTTAATGGTTGTAGTTGCAGCTGGTAATGAACTTGTTGATCCTAAACCAAGTCTATCACGCATAGTAAGTTTATATTGGAACGCACCTTCATACTCAACACCGTCGATTGTATCGATACCAGTGTCAAAGTCTTCGTCGCTGTATTCAAACAGTTCACATTGCAAACGGAACGTAGGTAATTGACTTAGTTGATAAAATGGAGTCTCTGTCTCAACTTTAAGAACCTGAAAAATAGATTCAGATAAAGGAAGGTAAATGACATCACCTTCACGAGGACGAAAGTTGTTTGTATCTAAAAAGTTACCGACTAGGGATTTCCATCTTCTACGTGCAACAACAAATGTGGCTTGATCTCTTAGTTCGATACCAAACTTAGTAAATAGATCACCTTCACCTTCGAACCCCTCAGTGTTCTCAATGTACATTTCTATTTTATAGGCATCGGTAAAACGAGACGGAACATCATCAAGGAATATTTTGTCCTTGTTGACTATCTCTCTAGGTATGTAATAAACGTCTTGACCATAGAATTTAAGAGACTCAATTACGATGTCTTCATATAAATTCTGTTCTGATCTAACCTTCTGACTTATATACGGACTTGTTGCCACTTCTTATCACCCTATAAAGAAGACTGGCCCGACATCCTCTTCTTCCCTAAATTTCTGCATGAGTCTTTCGAGGTCTGTCTGTGCGTCTTCATAAATTTGTCTACCACTAATTGTCACTCCGCCGGGCAATGTCATTCCATCAAACTTCAATAGGTTTTGTCCCCATTGTTTTTTGAGTAGTGCAGTACAATGCTCTTTCAACCACGCATGATTCCATAATGAATTAAACTCTGTCCCTGTAGATGTAGGGGTTCTATATTTGTATCCTTCAAAAACTACGTAGTCACCAGCTGAAACTTTTTCTTTATTTAGATAAAAGTATACGCAGTTCGATTGACGTGAAAATGTTATCTCTGGTTGTCCGCTTAGTTTCATATCAAGCAAAGAAAGGTGTTGTTGCATTTGTTCGTAGTATGCAATGTCACCCGCATAGTTATTTAAATCCGTGATGTCATTCAACATCATCTGATACTTGATATCAAAGAAGTTTGTAGTTTGAGATACTGTGTTGATTGGCAACATACGTACAATAGTCATGAACTCACCATCACTTCCATACTCATCTGTACCCAACTCAATTTTTTGGTTGTCTATTTCAGTCTGAGTTAATTGGTGAGAGACGTAACATCTACGCATACCATCGGGATGATGCTCTCTAAACCATTGAAGAGATTCATCGACAATGTCTTCTATCTGTTCATCGTCTATATTAATCTCAACAACAGGAGCCCCTAATCGTCGTAGGCAGTAGTCCGTAAACTCATCTCTGGTATTTGGTATTGCCATTATCCTGCCTTATTAATTTTGTAATGTGCCTGAGGCATCATAAACGTTTATTCTATAGTGTGATCCGTGTTGTCCGTCTAGTAAATCTGCATCTAATCCTGAAGCTGCTCCGTCCACTGTCTTGATTGCGGTCAAGAGTTCAGCAGCACTTGAGTATGTCTCACTAAATGAGAAAGCACCTGTTCCAGAGTTATATGATAAATCTCCAGAAGCAGAGAACATTCCAAGAACGTTTGCGGAGTCTATCTGAATATCATTTGCATTCGCAGTAATACCTTTACCACCAATAACATTCAGAGTTCTGGTTGACGTAATATCTCCACCACCAGTCAAACCAGTACCCGCAGTTATTGATACAGAACTGTGGTCTATATGTTCGTTTGCGACAAATCCACTCAAGTTATCGTGAACAATATCTCCATCGGTTGTAGTGATTACACCCGTAGAACTGTTATAGGTGATACCTGTACCACCCGATACTCTTCCTCTGATATTCGCATCGGTTACCTTAGCGAATGTGAATACACCATCACTATACGAAAGTCCACCATATCCAGAACCACTTGTAGTTGCACTGAATAGATTCTTAGCAGAGTCAGCATTTAAGATGTCATAGAAACTTGATCCATCATCTGTAAACTGCCACTTGTCTCCACCCTCGTTCCATCTCAATGAAACGTTTGACTGAGTACCACGTTCTACTTCGATACCAGCATTTTCTGTTGGAGAACTACCTGAGTAATTATTGTTGAGGACGATTATGTTATCGTCAACCGTCAACGTCTCAGTGTTTAGTATGGTTTGGGTGCCATTGACGGTTAGATTGCCGTCGATAACTGCGTTATTAAATGTTACGTTATCCGAAGTTCCTACGGACTGTCCGATACTGATTGCACCATCATTATATGTTACACCAGTGCCACCTGAGAACATACCCTTGACATTATCAGAGTCAATGTTAAACTCTCCGTTTGATACTGAGAGTCCTTTGTTCGCAGTGAGGTGTGCCCTTACTTCAGATGCGGAAGGCCCTGTGTAAGTGAATGCACCAGTACTTGAGTTGTAAGAGAATGATCCATCTCCACCAGCATCGGTTGCACTAACCTTGCCTCTAATGGTTGCGTCTGATATACTTGTCGCACCAGTTGTGGAGTTATATGTGGTGTTTGTACCACCAGTAAACATCGCACGTATTTGTGCAGATGTATGTTGTCCTGAATCGGTGTAACTAAATGCACCTGTGCTTGAGTTGTAAGACAAGTCACCACTTGCACTGAACATTGCTCTGATCTGAGCAGATGTGTGTTGTGATGAGTCTGTGAAACTAAATTGTCCTGTACCTGAGTTGTAAGATAGATCACCACCCGCAGAGAACATACCTCTTACGTTGGATGAGTCAATATTAAACTCACCGTTGGATACGGATAAACCTTTGTTTGCAGTTAAGTGTGCTCTTACCTCAGATGCAGATGGGCCTGTATATGTAAATCTACCAGAGGCAGAGTCATATGCAAGGGAACCGTCTCCACCAAGATCAGATAATCCGATAGCATTACGTGCACGTGTGTTCGTGAAGTAGAGGTTAGTTGATCCTTCTGTTAATTCGTCGGTATCTTCTGCACCACCAAGGATTACTTTGTTACCCATTCCACTGTGGTTACCACAATAGAAATATTTCGGATTACTTGCTTCTTGGTCAAATGCAACTTCTACATATGCACCTGCTTGACCAGCACTTCCTACTTTTCTATAAAGGATGTAACCATCATTCATTTCTGAACCGTCTTCTGATTCAGAGAATTGTAATGGGTGTGATGAGTTACTTGAATGCGATTGATCGAATCGATATACTACGTTTGGTGTTAACCTTAAAGGTTGAGATGAAGTTTGTCCATCAAATACAAACTTACCACCAACTACTGTTACGACACTCTTGTGGTAAATCGCAGCAGTTCTCTGTGCGTCTATAGCAGTGTTTAGTATATCAGAGTCAACTCTAGCGGTTGTATAATAGAGGTTTGTGCCTTCTGAAACGTTTGCTGTTGTTTTCGTACCAAGTGCACTATCAAATCTTGTGTCAAATGCTACGGTTGTAACTGCTGTGATCTGACCCTGTGCATTTACAGTAAGTCCTACAAGATCACCAGCCGCTTGACCATAAGTTCCGGCAGTTACCGCTGTGTTCGTTATGTTAATTATACCAGTACTAGAATCATAAGTCAATCCAGTACTAGGTACGAGAACGCCTCTGGCTCTCGCAGTTGTATGGTAGAGATTATTTCCCTCTGCTATGTTCGTGGTCGTAAGAGTCGCACTATCACCAAGATTAATTGTCTGACTGTTAATAGTAACATCATCAAACGCTAGTTTGGAATTAGTAATTGCTGGTAGTGACGAAAGATCAATAATTGCATCGGAACCAGCAAGAAGTGATCGATCTCCTTTTACGAAACCGGCTGCAGTCAGTAGACTGGAGAGGTGTCTTGCTTTTGATTGCGCCATTAGTGGTTCCCTTTATTAATTAATACACGTTCTACGTGTTTTACTCTATTTATACATTTCATGATACGAAATATTGTCCTGTTACTAAAACTCTTCCCGATCCATTTCCTGTCATACTCACTGCACCATCATTACCCGCACCATCTTCTGTTAGAATCTTAAGTTGAGTTGCGTTGTTTTCTAATACCGCATTTACAGTATCACCGTCCGTATATGTCAAGTCACCTTTTCCAGCAACTGAATACGTATAATGTAGACCTGTTGTATTCTTAGATGTAAACGGAAGACCCGTTACCAACAAGTTACCTGTTCCTGTGTGCGTAGTCCAAACAAGTTGTATAGTAAAGTTTACCATATGACCAGTACGAACATAATGTCCAACCTGTGTCGTATAGTTTCCTGTACCAGCACTTGATGATCCAGATATAGCAGGAGTAAATGCCTTCTGTCTATATTGTCCTAAGAGGTATTCGTCGGTTGTTCCACCGATAAACACTCCACCCTCAGTTCTTACATCTTCGAATGCTGGACGGTCAGATGATTTATTGTATGCTTGAATTTCAATCTTATCAGAAGAATCCAAGGCCGCTGTGAATACAACATTCTGACCATTAATGGCAGAATAATCATTTACAGCACTCATCAACACACCGTCTTTAAGTACTTTTATTGATCCGACATTGTACGCTAATGTATTACCATCACTATCCGTACCGGATACGTCTGTTACACCACTCTGTCCAGCAAAACTGAAATAGAATGGTTTGTAATCTGTTTTGGTAGGTTGGAAGTCTGGTAATTTAATGACCTGAATATGATCATTAAGAGAAGCACCAATAGTCAATACAATTGATGATCCACTTGTTGCGGTGTAGTCGATCTTTGGATCAAGTAACACACCGTTGAGGTAGACTTCTACTTTACCTACTCTATAATCTAATGTTCGGCCTGCATTATCTACACCACTAAATGTAGTTTGACTTGCAGAAGCAGTATACTCATATTCAGCAATTTGTAATTTACTACTGAATGATTGTACTTGAAGAATATCGCCCGAATCGAGCGCATTGGTCAACGTGATGGTTGAACCATCCGTACCTGTATAGTCCTGATCAGAATCTAAAAGTATTCCGTTCAGATATACATTAGATAAACTAGGCGTATATGCGAGAGTCTCCCCGTTGTCATCGTTACCTGTGAATGTTGTGGCTCCACTATCCGCTGAGAAATAATACTCAGCATAGGATTGTCCACCTACATCACCAGCACCGATCTCAACTACGGACTCATCACCGGCAACACTTTTCTTGATGTATGCTTTACCATCATAAGTGTTGACCGCAATTTCACCCAGCTCTAACTGAGATGTTGTTGGTATCTTTCCGGCAACAGAACTTCTCTTTAACCGGAAGGTTGTCGTTGACATATGTCTTCCCTTAAACTCTTATATAAGAGTATACTACTTTAGTATGTGCCCCCGTCCAAACTGGTTAGGGATGCATTGCCTGAAGTTAAGGTAAATTGATCTGAGTCGAATGATGCAACACCAGCATTTGTGACTGTTGCTAATTCGGCTGCAACGGTGAGTTCATTTGTCCCATCGTTGTATGTAAGGTCAATACCTTCTCCGGCGGTTAATAAATTAGAAACACGATCATCTACCTTTTCGTCGAATGCGACTCCACCGATAGTGATTGCAGTTGCTTCTAGGTTGCCCGTTACATCGAGCGGTTTGTTTACTACCCACTTATCACCTGTAGCGGCATAAGTGAAACTTGGTTTTGTTGCTGGGCCATTGACTTCAATACCAGCACCATCTGCTTCACCAGCAGATGTAGCACTATCTGCCAGAGTTATCTTAAGGTCATTAACCGTCAGCTCTGTGCTGTTGATAGTTGTGGTTGTACCTTGGACTGTTAAATTGCCAAGGATGTATAACTCGCCTGAATCTCCAGACGGGTGTGGATTCAAGTATAAAATACCACCTGAATCTGTGTTACTGATTGTATTACCATTGATGCGAATATTATCGACATCAAGTTGTGTTAGACCAGCAAGTGTTGTTGATGTCGCACCAAGAGCAACTTCAGTAGTACCAAAGGTTACTGAGTTATTATCAAGTTGCGAGTTAGATAGTGATCCAATACTTACAGCACCATTTGATACTGAGAAGTCATTTGAATTAAATGACGCAATACCTTTGTTAGATGTGGTCGCATCCTCACCTGAGAATGATACTGTGTTAGTTGCACTATCGTATGCAACATCAAGACCTTCACCCGCATCGAATACTAATCTTTCTGTTAATAGAGGAATACTTTCTACTTTCGTTCCTACTTGAACAGCAAGATCAGACGCAACACTGTTAGTTGTTGCAGATGTGATTTGACCTTGAGCGTTTACTGTGAAGGTTGGAATCGCTGTTGCTGATCCGTATGATCCAGCTGTTACCGCAGTATTTGTTATTGAAAAACTTATTTGGTTATCTGTTACCGCAGTTGTAATTCCTGTACCACCATCAAACGTTAGAGTCTGACCTGTGGTAAATGTATCTGTTGCTGAACCATCACTAAGAGTGAATGATCCAGAAGGTACAGCGGCAAAACTTAGAGCGCCATTACCATCTGTTTTTATGAATTGATCTGCACTACCATCCGCAGTTGGAAGGTTATATGCATTACTAATACGAACAGCACCATTACCATTCGCATCAAGAATGAGGTTACCATCTGTATCAAGTGTTGTAATCGTATTACCATTAAGGTCAAGATTATCAACTTTTATGTTATCTAATTTAGAGTTAGAATCTGCAATCAGGGCAACGTTCGCAGTTAGGGTTCCGAACGGGGCAGTTCCGGTTCCACCTAAGAGATCGACATAATACTTACCACCAACAACTTCGTGGTTAGCAGCGTCCCCTGCTGTTTCAGTTCCAGTACCAACGTAGAGTCTATCTCCACCGGCACCATTAAAGTATGAATACGCTAACTCACCTTGTGCTAGCGTTGTCGGGTTGCCCGAAGTTCCCGACCTTTTTATTCTAATAGTTGATGCCATTAGTACTGGCCTCCGTTAATATTTTGTTCTTCTAATTCGGTAGACGCTTCAAATATATCAGTGCTTGAATTATAAACTAGTACTGAACCATTTACCTTACCTGCTGTAGATACATCTGACAAACCATCAAGTGATCCAGTGGCAGACTGTTCAACAGACTCCCATGCTCCACTTGTGGAATTATATTGGAGAATGTGTCCATTCTCCTTTCCAGTAGTGTCAACCCCAATAATATTATCGATACTGGTTACGGCTGCGTTTACTTTTCTTACAGGTTTACCAACCGTAACTCTTTTTACGATTGTCACCCCTTTAGAAGTTATACTAATTGCCATTAACCATTACCTCGTTACTGAAGGTGAAACTTTAATCTTTCCTTCCAAGATTCTTTCGATAATAGTATTATTATCTGAATCTAGGTGTGATATTTCAACATCGTAGACGTATCTTCCACGAGTATTCAGTAAGTCGGTCTGGGTATTTGTGAGAGAGATGGTCATTACTCCATCTGTGGCAGGACTTGCTATACCAACAGAAAAATCGACAATATCGTCGCTGTCAGTAGAGTTGTAGTTCCTTTTCATTTTGGCGCTACCAGAATGACCCGTAAGGTCTTTCTTTGATCCGTCCGTCTCTACAAGTTGTAACTCTATAGAAACATCAGCACCTTGATCAATTATAATGTCTTCGTATGTTGCCGCCATTCCAGTTCCATTCTTAGTGAATACTATCTTGTTTTATTTATACAAACGAGGAACTGGAACTTGAATCTATTCTTGACTTATTTCATCTATAACATCATTCTGTAAGTCCATGGCCATGTCTTCATCTGAAAACAAGAAAGAAACTGTGATACGATTGCAGTTTGTGGAAGCTGCATGATAGCATATCTTATCTCTTTCGTCAATGTGTCCAAAATACCCTGACTTTAATTGCCAGCCGGGTTTATCATTGTAAGTAATAATTTGTCCAGTATTAGGGTCTCTGGCTTTAAACCACCCATCCCCGTTCTCAGACCAAGAAAATATTAAGTTATAGCCCGGCGCATTCCAGTTAGTGTGCCATGATATGTAACCGCCCGGCGGATAGTATGCACATAAAGCATTATTTCTTGTTCCAAGAAAAAACATCATGTCATCATTGATGTCTTGTACCTCTCTCCATATTTTTTCCCTTACTTCAGGGTCGCTATTTCTCTCAAAACTTTGATTGAGAACATTTTTGTTGCTTCTATCAGAAGGTTTGAAGTTTCTCGCAACCATGTAGTCGGGAAATCCTTCATGTCTATCTCCTTCAACCTCTATCAAGTTTTTAAGATATTCCTCTCCAGTCCATTTTTCTTGTGCTTCTTTATTGTGATGTTCTGGAGACCAAATATGCACATTGTCTTCCCATCCAGCCATTTTGGGTATATTAACCCATCGATCCAGAATCGATATGATTTCTGAATTTTTAATCGGTATATCTTTTAACATTATAAAATAAATCCATCCTTGTCTAACCCACAAGAGTAATGTCTCAATACAATACCACCTTCAGGTG